CCGCCACTGCTTTTGCACCTTGCGCCAACAAGAAAAATCCGCCACTGATTAACGCAACCCCTGCTCCAAGCATCATAAATGCTTTAGCGGACGCAAGCATTTTCTTGGAACTTGCAGCACTGCTTTTACCGACCGCTTCTTGCCCTTTAGAGATTCCAAACAATTTTCCAGCAATTTTACTTATTCCAGCTCCGGCAAGTCCAGCAATCGCACTCGTGAATGCGCCTACAAATGGAGCAACACTTTTTGCAATCTTAAAGCCTTTATATGCCACGAAAAGCTGTGGGAGTTTTGATATTACTTTCGCGATAATTTCGGAATGTTCCTCTAGGAATCCAGCAAAGGTTTTCAATGCTCCGCTCGCAGAATCCATTGCACTGCTAAAAGAACTGATACTTTCCGTGGAACCAAACGCACCAGTAATCTTCCCCAAATCTTCTCCGATTGCGGAAAAAGCATCTCCAAAAGCGATCTTTACTTCCAATGCTTCTGTTTTTAAAACATTCCAGTACCCGCTTGCTTTATCGAGAAATCCAGTTAATTTCCCTGCGATTTCATTTCCATCAAAATCTCCAATTTTATTGATTATCCCGTCCAAGGACTTAATCGCTCGACCGGACAAAACATCAAATGACGGCGCCAGCTTATTGCTTACTGTTTCGGTCAGACCATCCATTGCCTGATCTACAGTCTTATACTCTGTAGCAAGCTTCGTAAACGCGTCATTTGTGCCGACTTTTGCGATAGCATCAAAGAAATCTTCTGTCGCGATTTTCCCGTCCTGCACATTCTGTACAAGCTCCGTGGTAGTCATACCCATTTCTTTTGCGACTGCTGATATACCAGCCGGAGTCTGCTCAATCATGAGTTTAAAGTCCGCCCATGCAACTGTTGGCTTTGCTGCCATCTGTGTAGCCTGCTGGCTTAAAGTCTTCATTGCCTGTTTTGGATTCTCAGCCGCCGCAGCAAGCCCTCCGAATCCCTTTACAAGCTTGTTCGTGCTTTTAATCCCAACTGCACTCAACTGCGCATAAGTACTCGCCATATCAGATGCACTATAAATCGTATCTTCTGCAAACTCTTGCAATTCCTTTTTTACAGATGCAATCTCGTCAGCGCCTTTTCCAACCATCGACATGTTTCCATTAAATGTTTTCCATGCAGCGCTGGAAGAATTTAACTCTGACACCATACCACCAATACTGGATGTGACAGCACCAAATGCCTTTTGCCCAATTCCGGCCATGATCCCGAACCCTATTCCACTCGTGAGCGTGCTTTTTAAATTGCTTACGGTACCCATTGCAGATTTGAAAGCAGACGTAAATCCTCTATCCTGTGCAGATAATATTGCCTTTACTGAATAACTTTCTGCCATGCCATCACTCTCCTTTCATCATCCTGCCGATTATGTCTAATCTTTCATTTTTCTTCTTGCGGCTCTTTATGCGATCCACTTCTTTTTCGTAATCAAAGAATTTTCTGAATCTCTGATACACTGGTTTTGACCTATTCTTTCCAACCTTTTTCTCTGCTTTTACAGCAAAATTTAAGAATGCCTGCAGATGATTTCGGTAGTCCCTGTCTACTTCTCTTAGCTGCACAGCCTCCATGAGCAGGGTGTATTCTGGAATTGTCAACCTATCCACTTCTTCAAAGCTTTTAAAGCCAAGATATCGGAAACAATTCAACGCCGCCTCTCTGTAGGATTCTTCAAAATCTACATCATCAACTCTCTCTTCTTCGCTTCTTCCTCTTCCATTCTCTGTTTCTCTTTCTCCACAGCGTCCACAATCTCTTTTGTAGCTTTTTTCGTAGCATTGGCACTCTTCAAGAAACCCATTACTGTTTCTGTAAGCTCATCAATATCTGTGTCCTCATCGTCGATATACTCATCCAAAAGGCCTCTTGTCACTCTCGGATTCTGCCCTTTATTCGCAACATCAAGAATGTTTACCAATGCATCCGGATCACCATTTATTAAGTTCATAAGCGCATACCGGAATCCTACGTCTTTTTTTACTCCCGGCAATCCATCCACAGGCATATTCGTCTGCTTGTTGATTTCTCTCAAAAATCCCATTCCAAAGTTAAACTGGTACACCTGTCCGTTAATTGTTAATTCCATCATTTTTTATTCCTCCATTAAAAAGAGAGCGGTCTTGCCGCCCTCTATGTACATGATCTATTCTTTTCCTACTTTTGCCTTTCCTACTTTACCTCTGCCGATTAAGGCTACATCGTCAGAGGGCATTATTCCCCCTCTTTCACGCTGTCCTTAAACACGTAATTCGCGATTTCCTGCTGCTGCGTTGTCACGGTTACATCTCCGCGTTTACCTGATCCGTTGATGCCAAAAGTAAGGGATACTTCCACATTCTCATCTGCAGAAGACGTGACCTCAACTTCTGTGAGATATCCTTGGAAATACATTCCCTTAAATTTATTCGGACCCGCTTCCGCTGCTTCTTCAAGGTTTACTTCCCAAATTTCAAGAAGTTTATCGGAATCCATAGCGTCCTCAAGTTCTGTGATCAATTTATCGCCTTTTGCCAAAACAGCAGTGGCTGTAATTTCTGTCTCCGCAGCTCCTGGTGTACGGATTGTACCGTCTTTCGTTGCAGTAGAATCTGCATCCTTACTCTTGGTTCTTCCATTCTCCGTTGTAAACGCAAGATTCTTTGCTGCTTCCTGTTTCGCTTTTTCTGCAAGGCGGTACAAATATACAATTTTCTTGCCAGATACCGCCTCTGCAAATAACTGTAATCCTGTCTCAAACATGCTTTTTCTCCTCTCTAACTAAAACTAAATTCTATTTCTAGCAACCCATGTAAAAGAGGCTGCTTTGTTGTTGTGTCCGGTAAAATTCTTTGATTTACATTCCGGACATTCCATGCAAAATTTTCGGTATGATCCATTCTTCTGCACACATTTTTAATCGCCAGCAACATTTTTGACACCGTTCCCCTCTGTCTTGGATTGTTGTGCCAGACGTGAATGGTCTGATACACATTGCCAAACACAGCCGTTTTATTGGCATCGTCCGTCTGCTGGCTATCTGCAAGATAAACAAAAGGATACGGCGTACCATCCGGCGGTAAGAAGCCGTCGTATACGTCATATCCTATTTTTTTGATCTCTGTAAGTAATTCCGTAAATAATTCTGTAAATAATTCTTGCTGTGGATCCATGTCTCACCTCACAAGCTTTTGTAAATCTTTTTCAAACTGTTTCTTCTGCTCCTCAAATGCGGGTTTTAAATAGGGTTGGGCTTCCATCTTACGAGTGCCTAATTCTACATAAGCAGCATACTCTGCCTTCGGTTCCACAGTAGCCTTCAGTCCATTCGGAGATATTTCTAAATCTATACTCCGTTTCAAATTCCCTGTCGGCTTTTTGAATACCATGCCTTTTCCTTCTTCCCATGCGTAATGCCCTTTGAATACTGCGTTTCTTTTCGCCCTTGATTCCATCTCAGAGCCGTTCAATTTTACGGTGCTCTTGACCGCACTCATATCCATTCGCTTTCTTAAGCCTTTATTCAGCTTTGCGATTCCCTCAAATTTAATTTCTGCCACTTTGCACCTCCGATACTACAAACACGTGCTTTGTTCGCAGTTTTCGTTCAAAATCCACTCTGTATAAGGCGTTGCCTATCCGGATACAATCAAACGACTTTTTGTAATGCGTCTGTAGCCGCACCGTCTTGCTTCCCTGATTTATGGATCCATATACAAGGTTCATTGTCTCTGTGCCGGTATCTGTCACACTGGCGTGTCTTTTCTCTTCTGATACTGTATCATCTCTATAATCCCCGGTAGCTTCGTCATACTCCCCAGGTACGATCGACTGAAAGAAAACTTCTGTATCGCATCTCAAATAAATCTCACCCTTCCTCGTTTTGATTCTTTTTGTGAGTCAAGAAAAGCCTGTATCTCATTCATAAATCCATCAAAATCATTGTCATTGTAGGACATATTCTCTCCCTCAACATTGTGTGATGACATACCCTCGGAACCCAACCGATTGAACCGGATCACTGCCACTTCCACGACAATGTGATTCATTTCTTGCGGTACTTCAATTCCTCCGAGCAGGAGCTTTAGTCGCCCCTGCACAGATCTGAGTATCAACTCCAGTTTCTGATCAAGAGAATCATCCTCGATTCCAAGAAGTTTTTTTAAATCATCCAGCATTCAATTTCAACTCCTTACGAATTCGCCATGATACCCTGTTTTTTCATTTCAGCAAGAATTGCATTGATTTTATTTTTTAAATCAGCCCCTGTTTCTGTGGACAAATCTGCAATCAAAGACATCTGTTTCACACCGCCAAGCGTTGTCTTGTTTGCTGCTGGAAGAGTGTAACTTGTTCCAGCAGGTCCCTGCGCACCCGGATCGCCTTTTTCGCCTTTTGGTCCTGCTGGTCCTGCTGGTCCAATCTGCTCATTCTTCACGCCCTGCTCTAACTTATTCAGTTTCTCCGCTGTAATAACGTCATCATTATTCCATGTAGTTGGTGTATATGCCATTTTTAATACCTCCATTATACTATTTTACTTTTCCTACTTTTGCCTTTCCGACTTTCCCCCTGCCTACCAAGGCGAGGTCTTCAGGGGGTGCTATTCCCCCACCGACACTTTAACTACAGCTTTCTTGTTGTCATTCGGAATAAATTCTCCAGCCTTACCAGCTCCCTGCAAAGCTACACCGTCAAAATCCTCGGATTCGATCGTTCTCGCTGTGTTAATTCCAGTAAATGCTTTTGCAACTCCGGCAATATATGCATAGGCACATTCTTTGGACTTGAAGAGCTCATCCGGAATCTCCTCTACAAGGAATCCCTTGAACTTCACAACCTCATTGCCATCAATGTTTACAGTGGAGTTTTTAGCAGTCGTATTCAAAGGATGATCCACGACGGCATTGTACAGATCGGAACAAACCTTAATTTTT